TCGAGGTTTGGGTTGAGTTCCGCAGCCCGGTTAATGATGGCAGTACGGACGCCGGCGCTCCCTTTGCTCATGCCCATCGGCGGAAGCGTCCCGGTTTTGGCATAGCTTTCTGCCGCCGCATCCAGCCCGGCTGGACTCAATTGCAGTCCGGCTGCGCCCTGCACCTCCTGATTTAGCCTCTGCCGGGATATGCCCAATTCTTGAGTGCGTGCACTTTGGTTGAAGGCGTTATTCGCCGCTTCCTGCTGTAGCCTCTGTGCCCCTTGCGCCTCTGTAACCTTATCGTGTTGCGCCGTATTCGCAGCTTGGTCAGCGCGCGCTTGCGCCGTCGTGCGCTCGCTGGCTAGTTGCTGCTGTTTTGGCGACGAAAGTACCGCCTGGTCGATCTGCTGGTGAAACGCTTGCGGATTTGACTTATAAAGGGCGGCCAATTGTTGGGCTTGTTTGGGGAAGTATTGCGCCGTATCTGCCAGGGAGTGTTCCACCACTGCCGGGTCATACCCGGATTGCTGTATCGCATAAGCCGTGCTGCCAATGAAATCCTTCATAGCCGCCGCGTGAGCATCCGCCGAAGATTGCAGCTTTGACTTGGCTTCTGCCACATCAAGCCGCGCCTTGATGATGGCAGGAGCTTTCGTCGGAGCCGCCGCCATAAGCTGCTCATTGGTCGGTTGCTGACCGTTCGCGTACAGGCCTCGGAGCGCCTGAATATCCGACATGTCCTGCTGGCTGCGTTGATTGGCAAGCTGGGCGCCCTGAAGCTGCTGGGTGTTGAGCGCGTTGGCCTGTTGCGCGTTTTTCAGCGCAAGAAGTTTCTGGTACGAATCGAGCGGCCCTTGGATCTGGACCGGAGCCGAACCCGCGAGAATAATGTTTGGATCGATCGGCATTAGTAGCCCCCCAACTGGCCCAGCGAGTTTGCCAAGTCATCCGGCCCGTTGAAATACGATTCCGCCGGCGGGTTGTAGCTGGACCCGTTCAGCGAATTGAGGATCTGCGCTTGGTTGTAGGCATTCGAAACTCCGGAAATGCCGTTATTGATCGCCTGCCCTACTCCCACCGTGCCGGCCGCTTGCGCGTTGCCGACTTGCGTAGCGTAATTGCCCAGCGCGTTTGCCGTGTTCGCATTGATACCAGCGTTCGTCTGTGCCGCCGCGGTTCCTTGAGAGCCACTGCCCGCCGCCGCATTCTCTCCCAGCGTTGCAAGCCCCGACTGCCGAGCATAAGAATTATTCTGATCCGTGTTCCACTGGTTATACGCCTGCTGATACTGCTGCAAAGCGTTCTGGTAGTTGCGGTCGTAAGTGTTCGCTTCCGTGTTGTACGCCGTCTGATAAGCGTTCAGCGCATTCCCTTGCGTGTAATCCGCAAGCGCCTTCATCGAGCCGCCAGAGACTAGGCCGCCTTGCGCCGCCGCGCTCCGCTGAATCGCTTGCTGCCCTTGCTGGAGGTCGAACTGGTACGCCGGGTCATTCTTCAGGACATCGCCGCTGAAGCTGAACGGCTGATAACTGAACGTTTTCCCGTATGGCGTGTTCAGCGAGCCGCCTGGGGCCGTCTCGGTCGCCAGGTTATTGGTGGCCGTCTGCCCTGCCTGGATGAATGGCTTATAATTCTGCTGCCCGGTATTAAAGACGTTCTGGTTGAAGCCCAGGGAGTTAGCGGCAGTCTTGGAGGTTTGGTCGGCAGCGTACCGCGCCGCATCCGCTTCCATGTTCGCCGCTGAGGTGGCAGCGCCGGCCTGAATTCCGGCAGCCGCAATACTCGATGCGCCCTGCACCGCGCCGCCGATGCCGAAGACATCACACAGCGGCCCGCGCTGGAGAAACGATCCAATCATTTATTTAGCTCCATCACTACGAGGTCTCGCTTTGTGCCGTTCTTCTCAAGCCCCATCGGAATATGCCCGACTTCTCGCATCCCGCACCGCTCTGCAAACTTAACTGCCAGCCGGTTGCCCTGGTCAATGTGGCCAATCAGCTTTCGAAACTTCGTGTTCTGCCAGGTCCAGTCGACAAACTGCCTCGACATGCCGAGCCCGCATGCGCCCCACGATTGCGGCAGCACTGAAATGTGGACCTTCGCGATCGACGCGCACACCGGGTCAAGGATGTAGAGCGCCAGAATGTTCAGGTCGTAGCCGTGCAGCGCCACTACGCACCAGCAGCCCGTTACCAGGTCGATGAAGAATTTGTCATCCCGATATTCGCCCAAGTGCGGAAACTGTGACGGCTGCAAAAGCACTTGCCTCACCGCCGCGGCGTCATCCGTTCGCGCCAGAAAGAAGCTCTCAGTTGACATGCGCCGCAATGGGACCGGCAAGCGCCCCATGTACAGCTTGGGAGCGCAACTGCTTTCTCCATTCGCGTGAGAAATCGCCATGTTTGACCGCGCAGTACAGCACTTCGATGTAAGCCACAAGCGGAAGCGAGTGATGGTCGGTAAACACCTTCGTTGATAGAAACTCCATCGCCGGGAGGTATCGATCGACATCCGCGTGCCGCTCTCGGAGCTGGTCAACTGCGGAATCGATAACGGATTGAGCATCGGTTCCTTCCGGAGCGAACTGAGCGTAAGTCGAAGCGAGGAACGGAAGGCTCATATCGTCTGCTGGATTCCCGAAATGTTGATGTTGATGGCCGTTGCTGTCCCGGCTTTCGCTTGCAGCGTGTCGCCTGGGTTGAGCGTCAGATTCTCAGCAACGAAAATCTCAAGCGAGCCGCCCGCTATCGTGTTGGGCGGAACGTTCAGGGCGTCGATAATCATGTTCGTCGCGTCCGGAGTGCCACCGCTCGGTACCTTGTGCATGGTGAGCGTAGCGGCCGAAGTGGTCACATTCGCCACGGTTACTTTCTTAGTGGTCGTGTAGAAACCGCTGGGGCTGGTCAACACCGCCGCCTCTGCCGTCGCCAACTGAATCGATTGAATCGTGAATGGCTGAGTCGCCATAAAGTCTCCTTAGAAGGTCGTCAGTGCCGCGCGCGCCCATGTATTCGGAGCCGTGCAGACGTAAATAAAGCCAGCGTCGTAAGCCAGCATGCCCGGCTCACCATAATCCGTGGCCGTCGCCGGGGCTTGCGCTTGAACCGGGTTCACCGGGGGCGCCGAAACCGTTGCGCTCACTTGCGCCTGAAGGTCTGCTATCTCGTTCGACCAATCGCGGCCCAACGGCTGCAGGTAAGCGGCGGTTCCGAGTTCGTCAATTTGCGGTTGCCAGTTTCTCGCCGGCTCAGGAATGGCCGAATCATCCTCAGCGGGCCCTACGGGCGTCGGCTGCAACTGCCAGATAACGTCCATAACCGACTGCACGAACTCATTGGCCGTCCCATCAGTCGAATTGTCTTCGGCAACGATCTGCTGAATGATGACATTCTGTACCACGTCACCCAGGCCGAAAACCGACTGAAACCACGCCTGCCACGGCACGGTCATGCTGCCGGCAACGTACATCGGCGTTGCAGTCGGAGCCGGGGAAACCAGGCGCGCCATTAGCCCGCGCCCTTCTGAAGAGTCAAATAGGCATTAATGATGCAAATCTGCTGAACCGGGTCACTACCGGAAAGCTCAAACACGCGGTTTCGTGACCGCCCTTGCCGGTTGAAAATCACGCGCTTGTTATATTGGCCCGTCGCTCCGCAGCTCGCGTACTGCTCGTTTCCCCAGGTGTATCCGCCGTCATTCGACGCGCGCAGAACCACTTGCGGGTCATAGCTCGGGTCATTTGTGCCGCTGCCGGTCTGCATATCGATCTGGATCTGGGAATAGAAAAGCCACTGATCCTCAATGGAGAGATGTGGGGCCGAACGCAGCCAGCGAATCAGCGCCCCGTTGTCGGTCGGGTACTGCTCAGACATCTCGTACAGGTTGCCGTTCGTGTAATCGCCGACAACATGCATCCCGAAAGCGAACATGTGGAAGCGCGCGCGTGCGGCGCTGTACTGCCCAGCCGAGAAGTACAGCCGTTCATGCCATTTCTTCTCGCCGACATCGTAAACCCAGGTTGCATTCGCCGTGGGAAAGCTCCAAACGCAGAAAAGATGCCCACCATCCTGGTAGGAATAGCCAACGCAATCCGCCACGGTCGAGTACTGCGAGATAGCAAACTCCACGCCGTAATCGGAGATGCGATCCGGCAGAAAGCCATTGCCGCGATAGAACACACCAGCGCCGCGTGGATCTTTCCCGAGCCACATCAGCGTGTTGTCGGCAGTGATGACGGAATCGAGCGCCGCGCAGCCCTGCTCTATCTGCGAGCCGGGTATTCGCGTGAACGGAAACGCGCTGCCGCCCGAATCCTGGTAAATGACAATTTCGTTTTGGCCGAATATCCATAGGTACAGGTGATTCTGAGCCAGCGTTACCGCCGTGTCCGGCTCCTCATCGCTTGAGAAGTCCAGGCCGCTCCACACTGTTCCATCGAGCGGGGCTGAGATGAAGAACTGATTCGTTCCGCCGTGCAGCACGATCATGTAGGTGTCGATGGTCGTGCAAGCCACTGCCGGATTCGGGAACGCATCGGCAAGGATCTGCGAGAAAACGCCCGTCACCATGTTGTAGATGTAGCCCAGGCCAGCCGAAAGCACCAAAAGCTGAACCTCGGTCGCGACCATTTGCGCCGGGTCGGTCGAATTTGCTACGGTCCCGATGGTTGTGTGGCTTGTGCCGTTGTTGCCGACTTCAAAGAGCGTTGCGCCTGCCACAACAAAAGCACGTCCGTTAATCTCGAACTCGCCGCGAATCGGACCATCAGGAAGCGTCTGCAAGAGCCCCAGGCCCGGAGTGCGATACAGCACCACTGGCGCTTTCCCGGCCGGATAGCCAGCATCAGCGTTCACCGTCTCTGGATAGAGATTGACGCACCGATTGGACGCGACGGCAGTTGAACGCGTCGTATAGGCTTGGCCGACGAATCCGGGGTAAGGAGCCATGAAAGGAAATTGAAGCGGGACTTACACCCGCTCTCCGCTACTGCGGTATCGGTTTACACAGCCACCGAAAAGCTTATTCGGCCTTGTTCCAGGTGTAGGGGCCGGTTGCCGTACCGCCGCAAACATAAACCGAGTGAGTGGAGTACACCACGTCGATTTCATTCGGAACGTTGCAGGCATCGCCATTGGTATGGCCGCTGGACAGCACAACGTTGACCGGGCCGGGGGTGCCGGGAACGAAATGGCCCTGCTGGGCCACGAGGGCAACTGCCGCAATACCCAACGCGACAGAGCCGGAAATGATGAGTTTCTTCATGTGAATTGACCTTTCTGAGTTGAATTAGCCGCGTGGGCTCTAATAGAACGGACCGTATCCATCGGTCATGATCGACCAACCCGAGCGCCTGCCGATCGGAGCGTCGGATGTCAGCAGCGGAGCCGCTGAATTTCGAGATTTGATCTTGTCGAGCGCCTGCTTTGCCGCTACCACTACGGTTTGCGGAGCCAAGCGCCCAAACTTCGGCGCGAGTCGAAGCGCCAGGTTGTACTCCATCGCTTCGAGATAGCCGGGAGGAGC